CATCATCAATGATCTCACCTACTCTTTCGTAGATGTAATCACAAGAACCAACTTCACTCAGAACCTCATCAGTATCATCAGAGTTCATAGATTGCTCATTATAATCTTCATCCCAATAGAACACATCATTCTTGGTGAAAATAAATGATGCACAAGGAGCATCTACACCCTGTTGAGCAATCATATCCTCAACAGATTTCTTCAGTTCAGCAAGAGTGCGGTACATCACTCCTCCCCCCGAAACAGATTGTAGATTTTGTCGATGACGGAATCATAATCCGAACGGGGATCCCATTCCTCATCTTCACAAAACTGGCGGTTGTTATCCACCAGATTGTAGATGAGATCCCATTCAGAATCAGTGAAGAACTCTTTGATGGAGTGAGTGGTAGTGTTCATCAGAAATCCCAGTTAGAGTTCAGAAATGTGTTCCAGGTTGCTTCGTCATTCTCATACTCCTCATCCAGTTCACGGAGTTCAGGAATGTCGAAGATTTCGCCTGGTGCATCAGCAATTTCAGTCCAGAGAGTGTCTTCCATGTCAGTGTGTGGTTGGTTGACTCTTGAAGTATAGGGCAGTCTTTAGGGCGCTGCCGTTCCCAATGTGCCAGTTACGCTGCTGTCACATAGTTAGGAATCTCAACACGTTCCACTGGTTCCTTATAATTGATCTTGAATGCTTTCCAGTTACCATTCAGATCATACAGGTAAGCATACTCTTCACAAGAGTTACTTGATACAAACTCATCAAACGATGTGTGAGAAGGTTCTTCACCATCACCACGCTCCGAATGATACAGTGGTTGAGGATCACGATCACCCTCATACGTCATATAACCTTCAGAGTCTGTAATATACTCCCCATTCTCATCACGAAGAGCACTACCAGTTGTCCATGTGCTACGAGTCCGAAGAGTTGACATCGAACCACCATCAATGAGATCCTGCACATCCTCACGGTCCTGATAGTGCTGAACCAACAACTTGCCATTGTGCTCAGGATAACCATCCCAATGACAATAAACAGAAACAACAGAATGATCTACCATTTCGATTCCAATGCGTGAGCGAGTTCCCATGTCAGTGATGTGTTTGGAACGAGTTCAGTATGGCATGGGGTCCTGATGGTTCTCAAGACCCCTTGTACCAGTTGTCAGAGTGTCACACAGGCGCCTTGACGCATCTGAGAATAACACTCCTTAGAGTTCAGATGATGAATCCCATAGTAATACCTACGGGCATTTGTTTCAGTTAATCCAAGATGTTCTGCCATTTGCTTAAAAGAATGCATTGGATAGCATTTCTTATAAGCATTGGTCATCTCAGTCCAGAACTTTGCATTCTTGGTGAAATTAATGCTCTTTTCAGGATGAACGTGAACAAGACGCATGGTGATGTCCCAATGACTCACTGAGTCTGCATCAGAACAGGGACAACTGCTCAGTGTCTTGTCTCACTTGAGAAACTGGCACAAGACACTGCCAAATCCGAATCATTTGCTCTTGTTCCAGAGAATCAATCTCATGCACTAGTTCAGATTCTTGAGTGTCACAGATACCATAGCAGTTGATTGGACTCCTGTATAGTAGTCCGCCCTTGATAAAATATGCAAATGAGTTCATAATAAAAAATTTCATTTGTTAATCAGTACAAATCTCTGGAGTCTTTGATGGTAACATGTAAACTTTCATCACCTTCTAGACCTAAGATGTCCTGCCAATCCATGTCTTCTAGGTCTAAATCATCATAACACTCAATGTCTAGAGTGACTCGTACAATGCGTTTTTGTGCAATCATGAGAACTCGTTGCGTGTGTGTACTAGATTATATCATGCATAATGACGATACGCAAGATCTTGATAATCTTGCCCATCTCGTGCATAATCCTCTTCTAGATCTAGTGCATCTTGTGCATAATACTCGTCTAGATCTACTGCATCATTGCTGTATGTATAGTCGAGATCGTAATCGTCGTACATAACTCGTCTAGATTTGGTGAGTGACTTTGCTTATTATAACATGTATCTCGTCTAGATGCAAGGGGAAGTGGGTCGTGCATCTAGACGAGATCATGAACTTATATATATGATTCTCGTCTAGATTTGGAATACTTATGTATGGGTCTGTGAATTTTTGTGGCGGGGGGTTGACTTTTTATACTGCGCGTGTTATAATGCGCCGGCTTAACTCACAAGAACCAAAGGGATTTAACAAGACTTATAAGGGATTTAACAAGACTTATAAGGGATTTAACAAGACTTATAAGGGATTTAACAAGACTTATAAGGGATTTAACAAGACTTATAAGGGATTTAACAAGACTTATAAGGGATTATAAGAAGAAGAATCAAAGGGATTTAACAAGACTTAAAGAGGTTTTATGAGGATTTAATAACACTATTATCTTAGTTTTCCCCAATAAAACAACACTTTTTCACAGGTTTTCCACAAGAGATAAAACACACAACTATATTTTTTAATATATTTTTTTAATTAAATTAATGTAAAATATCATACTCTTTGAGTTTGAGACAATAAACGATCCTTGAGTTCCTTACGATATGATACTGATCTCTCAATTTCCTTTTGGCGATATTTTGGTAGTTTATCAAACTCTACTCGTTCTTCAGTATATGCTTCTGGAAGAATTCGTTCTAGAGTATAACTAAACTTTTCTAGAGTTTCAGTAATGAACTTGGAAATAAAATAAACAACAGCAAAAGGAAAGACTACAATCAAACGAAGAACAAACCAATGTGGAATTGTTTTGTAATATGGATACGTTTTAGTTTCAGTCATTGGAGTGAAGAATGTCAATCATTTGTTGATGATAAGAATCTGCCTTTTGAACAACACTGTATGATTCGGTTGGATCATCAATATCATACTTTGTTAGTTCAAGAGTGTGAATCACATTAGAAAGAAGATCAGTCAGTGCTTCAATCTTTTGTGAGTCAGTCATTAATTTTCTTTTGAAATTGTTTAAGATCAAACAGAGCACTATAATATCCTGCCATATAACCACGATCATAGTCATGGTTTGGGTTACAATCCTGTTTTATTTTTTGTGCCTGCTGTTCTAACATTTGAATGATTTGTTCAAGTTCAGTCATCAAGTTGCTCTAGTGTGTTGGTAATAAGATCCTCTTCAATTTGATGAAGTGTTTTTACAGTCCAGACCTCAGGATTTGCAAGTCCTTCATCGGAGTACAATTGACTATAACGAAGACCATAAAGATCAGGATTTAGGAATTGTAGTTTTTCAAGAGTTTCTGCAATCTGAACATTAATTTGATGTTGATAATCAGTCATAAGAGTTCAGTTAAACCAATACGCTAACTCTGCTAATTCAGATGCAATCTCTTCCATGTTATATCTGGTGAGACGTGATAGACATTTCTCAATATCTTCATCTGGTACATAAAAGAAATCACCGTTGATTTCAGATGCAAGTTCTTCTGCACGTTGCATACATCTCATTTCATGTTCAGTCATGATTAAAATCCCAGAAGTTCACGTTCTTCTTCAGTCAGACGGTCAAGAAGTTCCTGACGCTTTTGTTCTTTGAGTCGTTCCTTTTCTTCTTTCTCTACTGCTGCATTCAGAACATAAAGCATCGTTTCATAATTGTAAGTACCTTTAGAATTATGACTTTTGTTTTCATGAGTGACAAATGTAGTCACAGTTTCTGTACCATCTTCACGATCAAAGTAAGTTACCTTAAGGAAATAACCTTCAAGGTTTTTAACAACACTGAAAATTCCTTGAAGTTTGCAAACTTTATACTGAAGTTCAAGAAGATCAGTTGCAGTGAGTTTCATGATTCTGTCAGTTGATTAAGATCATTTGTGATACGTTGTGCTTCTGCTGATGATTTACATGTGGTGGCAATATAACTGAAACCGAATGAAAATGTACGTCGGATTTTGTTTTGTTGTGCCGTATAAGACCCATGCTTAACTGGAATTTGATTCAGAAGAAATCGTATCATGCGATTCCTGCCATTTGTGCTTTGTGTTGATACCACTGATCCTGTGCAATCTTTCGTGCATGATCCTCATCTTCTGCCCATACATGATAAGATCCAGTTAGAATACCTTCACGAGTGGTGAAATAGTCTTCATGAGGAATCTTACTATCTGGATCTATGGAATAGCAAGTAACTCCACTTTCATCAGACACATATACACTCCATGCTTTCATATTGGGAGGAGCATCGGGAATGTTGTCCAGTGAATATTCTTCGATTTCAGAATAATGATACAGAAACTGTGCTTTTTGTGCAAGTTCTTTGGTTGAATACACTCCAATGATATGATAATCGGAGTAAGAACCTTCGGTCAGAACGTAGATGGTTTTCATGATGCAAGATTTACAGGTTCATAACTATCAGTCCATTCCTTATTCTTAAATAAAAATGCAATAGCATCATCGGTACAAGAAGTCACATCACCAGGAAATGCCGTATATAGAGTTTCATGCTCAGTAAAATCAGGAAATCCAATATCCTCCATTTTTAACTCTGACAGATAAACCTCACACTCACAAGACTCTTCATCATAATTATTAATGCCACGATTCATTTTATCAAACTCATCTTTACTCATCACCAGTTCTTCATAAACAACACGGCGACGAACAAGAGTGACTTTTTCAGAATCATTCATGGCATTAAGATCATAACCAAGATTCATTGCAAATGCAGGATGAAGTTGTGTGGGATTCATGATGCTGCAAGAACAAGATGAGCGACGCGATTCTCAGGAACAAAGTCCTGAAGTTTATCATGAATCATTTCAAACTGTTGAATCAGGTGCAAATAATAATTGGCAAGATGATAATCCTCAGTCAGTTCAGCATCTTTCAGTTTGAAATGAAGCGCAGACATGATGTCAAGAACTTCGCCAGAAGTGAATGAAATTGAAGTCATGAATCAGTCCTCATTCGAATAGAGTTTCCAGGAATCAGGGTGAATACCCATTTCTTCGCAACGGACTTCATAGGCAATGCGCTGTAGAAGTTGAAGATCGCTGCCAAGAATTGCGTTTTGAATTGTACGACGAATCTGACCGTCTAGAGTCGTGTCAGTGATCATTGGTGTGGAACCGATTACCCCTGTATTATAGGGGCACTGGAGGGGCAGAGAGGAGGGTCTGGGACAGTTATTCAGGTGTCCTATCAGTCGGCAAGACCCACTCCACCGATGCCATAACGTCCACCCTGTCCTGGAGTGAATTTTGTTCCTGATGGAGTTCCTGTTGTTGAAAGAGAAGAACTCATTCCTCTTGGTTGTGTTTGAGTTCTTTTTGCTTTACCCTTTGCTTTTAATGTTGGTGATGGATTACGTTCGATTGATTTATTTGCAACGTCTTTACTTACCATAACATAAGATCCTTGCGCCTGTCCTGGTCTTGGAGTGAATCCACCATGTGCATTTGGAACTCTTACAACATTTGCACCAGATTGAAATGCACGTTTTGCTTGATCAGGTGCGCTGGTTGGTTTATTCTTTTTATCTGCAATGTCATCATCTGATGATGTTGCCATCCATTGTCGAATCTTTGGACCAAAATCTCTGGGAGAATCTGTTGTTGTCATTTTTGGATTGACAATTCTCAGATTGACTCTTGAAGATGCATAATCACTACCAACTCTGGATGATGGTGTGGTATAAACAATATCCTTGCGTTGATCTGGATGATAAGATCCTGTGGATGGTGAATCCTTGAATCCAGATCTTAGAATTTCATTTTTATTGGAAGCAGTTGTATAGTGTGCAGTGCGAAGAACTTTAATTCTTTTCGATTCTTCAATAAACTCTTGAAACGTAAGATGTTCCTTTACACTTTCTTTTCTTCCTGCACCAAGATTACGATAAGTTGTAGAAGGTTTAGAATTTTCAGTAGATTTGATACCTAATTCTTTCTTGAGTTGATTAACATTTTGCGATTTTTTAAGTGCTGTATTTACTCTTTGTCGTATTTCTTTTCTTTGTGCCCCATATAATCCTACATTACTTCCATGTGTTGTTGTTTGAATATCAGTAATTGGACTACCAGGATGTATTGCTCCCCTATTTCCCTTTTCTGCATATTTGTTCCAGACTTCAACTGGAGCACGACCTACTTTAGGTTTTGTGGATTGTGGTAATCCTTGATAAAATGGTTCTTTTGATCCTGATACAAATCTCTGTCTCATCGTCATTGATGCATCGGGGGTTGTAAACATCGTATAGTCAGACTTCTGTTTTACTCCAGGTGCTGTAGGATGATATGGATCTTTTGCTGCTGTTCTTTGTGTCTGAGGCCAGGATTTTGGTTGGGGTTTATAGGTATATTTGGATCCTCTTGCAGTTTGAAATCCAGTGATTGTTGTCGGTTTTTTAATTGTTTTTGGCGTCTGAGATAATCTCTGAACTGTCTTTTGGACAATTTCAGATTTTGGTGTGTTTTTTACAGTATTAGCAAGTCCTTTTTGAAGTGCTTTTGATTTAAATAATTGTCTTGCAGCCGCTTTCACAATAAAGGATGCGAGTGCTTCTTCAATAAACTCTTGAAATGTTTTCATTTACTTTATACCGTATATTTTCCAACTTCACGATTGAGATATCTTCTCAGTTTTCTAAGTCTTGGATTTTGCAACTTTTCAGATGAAGTTTGATATGAATCGTCTTCATGACGAGTCAGTTCATACTGTTTTCTTTTTGCAACATCCTCGGTAAACTGAAAAAACGTTTTCATTGTTTTCTTTTTATTTATCCCATGCCTTTACTTTATTGAAGTTAGCATGACTAAAAAGACTACGGTTGACCAGTTTATAAGTTCCATATTGATTACTCATCACATAACCTTCAGCATCAATTCTCATAGTATCAATATATGCGTCAGGTCCATCGTTGCGACATAGAAAGAGACAATCTTCTTTAATGCTACAAATGAGTTTCCAAAATTCAATCAACAGACGATCACACTCAAACTCTTCAGAATTAATCTCACGTTGCTCACGTATACAAGTATTAATTTGCTTTTTAATCTCTACTGATTCCTTATCAGAGACAAAATTTACCAATGTTGCCATTTGTCTGGCAAATTGACAAATTTCTTCCACATCCGCAAAGGATTCCTGATGGTGAAGAATATATGCTTTTGGTCTTACAAATTTGACGTAAATATCATCAAAGACTTGATAATGTGTTTCAATTGGATACGCAACCGCATCCCGCAAATCAGAATCTGCAAAATAACACGTATGTGGTGCAATGATCAATTTCTGAAATACTACATCAGGAAACTGATAAGTGATGGTATTAGGAGTATATTCAGTATTTCCACCATAACCAATGAAATCACCTTGAAAGATACCTTCGGTGTGTGGAAGATAATCAAAAGAATCATGGAGAATGTCTGCAACATTCCCCTCATAAAACTGATCAATCTCCTCATGAGAATGTGCAATACGAATCTTTTTCTTGTTAAAAACTGCTTTAGTTCCAACAAAGAATCGACCATTTGCAGGATTAGTTCCCCACACAATCGCAGGGCAACCATCCATCTTTACAGAAAGATGTCCGGGTTCAGTAAACCAATCCAGGACACTGAGATCTCCAGTGAGCACAGAGTCTTCAGGATGTTCGATGTGAAGGTTTTTCATCGGTAGGAAGGAGCAGGGAGTTCAGGACGATTCATTTCTGATGCTGTTTTTTGAATGTTGAGCATCATATCATCCAATGTTTTTGCGACTGGTGCAAATCCAATGGTAGCAACAACAATACCAAATATGGTGCCAGAGATGAAATTAAACATCACATTTGGGATTTTTGTTGCAAAATGCTTCTTGTATTGTTGGATGATCATAGACAACTGGAGCAGTTAGTTTTTGAAGAGAAACTCCAAAAACTACTCCAAAAACTGCCATGAAACCGTAAAAAATGTAAGTCTTTTTCATGGTTGAATGACCTCCGAATGGAGTACCTCCTGTGCTGTATGTACATAGTATAAAGCACTCCAGAGATCTCTGGAGTGCTCAGTGTGACAGTTATTAAAGTGTCACTTGTTCATTGACATAGTTGGTACGGGAAGACCATTTTCAGTGGGAACATAAATGGTCACGTTACCTTTCTGTGAACCTTCTTCCAGACCAGTGATGTAAAGATACTGGAGATACTCACGATTGCCCTTCAGCGAATCACCAATGATTTGGTTTGCTTGAGCAACACCCTTGGCACGTTCAACCTCTGCTTGTGCTAGTTCCTTAGCACTATCCAATTTTGCTTTTGCTTCAAGCACAGCAACCTGGCGAGTGTATTCTGCTTCCTGTAGTTGTGCTTTACCGCTCAGGGTTTTAGTCCACACACCATACTGGGGAAGACCAAAAGCAAGACCAGCAATCACAAGAATGCCGATGCCTACAATAAAACTAGCTTCAGTAGACAGAAAACCATTTTGCTGTTTCATTTTGAAGAACCTCCAGGAGAATTAAAGATAGCATTGGCAAGAAAGATGATGGCAAAGTTCTGCCAGAAGGACAAGCTTACACCAAACCAAGACAGAATCAAACCGAGCAACCATGCCTCAAAGAGAAGTCCTGCAACAGCAAGGACAATTACAAAAAATGCAACACCAACAATTTTCATCAGATTGCCTCAGTTACGATTTTAGCACCTTTGAACTTTGATCGAGCACTCTTATTCTTAGTATCCACACCAGTCACCACGGCAACCTGAGGAGTGTT